CTGCGCACTGTCCGGCCCATACTCATTAATAATCCGTTCATACACCGCCTTGTCCGTCCCCTCCACCGTCCGAGCGTCCACCACCCGAGATTTCCAAAACTCCCGCTTGGAATTAAACGCCTCATAAAAATACCCCGTATTGCGCCGTGGATTCGAGAACGCCATCCAAAACCTATTCGGCGTGTTCTCCGTAAAGAATCCACCAGTGACCGACCAAATTGAATCATCAATACCCGATGCTTCATCAAAGATCACCAGCACACCGTCAAAGTTGTGTACACCAGCATAAGCATCTGGATTCTCAGCCGACCAAAGCCTACCTTCCACTCCCCAATAGCGCGTGCCTTTCTTTAGATCCCGCTCCACCAGTTCAGTTAGCCACTTGGCTGGCATCACTCGGGTCGCCGAAACTTCAAACCAGTGCGAGTTCAATGACATCGCCAGCCACTTGGTAATCTCGGCCCATGTAATGCTGCGTAGCTGAGACTCACTATTGGCCGAAATGATCGTTGTTGAGCCAATGCGCGTCGATAACATCCAGATTGTCAGCCATGACACTAACGCCGACTTGCCAATACCACGGCCAGACGAAATAGCTTCTTGCAACACCTCAAAGTCCAACAGACCTTTGTTCCGCTTGATGTGGTCAGCCAAGTCGTTCAGCACTTCCCGTTGCCATTTGCGAGGCCCACTGAAAGTTTCCAGTGGCGTACCCTTAACGCCCCACGGGAATACCAGCATCACAAACGCCAGTGGGTTGTCTTTGATCTGTGGCGACCACAGCCGCGCCATCAGTTCCTGTTCGTCTTCAGCGCTGTATTTGGTCGATTGCATCTATTACCTCTATGACTCGTAGTTCAGCGTCAGCCAACGCCTGCGTGATTGATATGCGTTGGTCGATGTCAACCGAGATGGACTGCTTGGCTACCCAGCCGTGTTGATGCTTGAGGATTTCGAGCGCCGCCTTGGCATCGCCGCCTCTGGCCGCTTCATGGAGAAGATGCGCCATCTCCCTCTCTCCGTCTGCTTTGCCTTTAAGCGCCGCCATCTCCGCTACGGGGTCAAGTATGCAGAGTTGCCGATACTCAGTAGGCAGCATTCCAGATGCAAGCGCGAGTGTGTCGCCTTTGAGTCCCATCTTGGCGGCATCGTAAATGGACTGTAAGCGAGTCTCTGTCGCTTTGACCTCACGAATAGTGAGCGGGAATGACTTGAACATTTGTTCTCCATGCGTAGGCAAGTGGCTGGAATTTTATATTAAAAAAATTTGTTCATGAAGGCTCCGTAGCCGCTGGCCCTTTCGCCGGGGCCACCCCTCCCCTGGGCGCGGCCAAATGCCTGTGGGCTATGTGGGCTATGTCTAGGTGTGGGTCATGTGGGCTATGTGGGCTATGCCTACGCAAGTCGCATCATGCTATTAGATGTAGGCAGTGTGGGCTATGCGTTGTCAAGTGCAAGTGTGGGTCATGTGGGCTATGCCTACGCAACCCTGATGCCTGCTACAGGGGAAACCATGCGCCGGTCATTTGTGGGTCATGTGGGCTATGTTTCAGGGGAATTTCAGTCGCACTGTCTCTTTAACTATATAAGCTATTACTTATATATATCTAAAATCCAAAGTAAGATAAATAGATAGCCCACATAGCCTACCCATTGGGAAATAGGTCGATTTCGGAATGCCTACAAGCTACCCACATTGGCACCCACACTATGTCTACTGTCGCGCATGTGACACATATTGCAAGGGAATACCTTACACTATCGTTGTCACTAATTAATTGGAGTACTCAAATGCTAGTTCGTTTACTGTTATGTGGGCTATTTGTGAGTAGCACATTGGCACTCATGTTGTCTTATTTCGATTGTTTAGTTAAATAAAGGAAAATTATCATGTCATTTTTTAAACTCAACCCTATCGTCGCGTCTCAGTCGTTTCACTTGACGCCCGTATCAAAAAACGTTAAAACGGGGCCTATCCCTGTTTCAACGTCAACCCGTGCTAGTTGCTCACCCAGTTGCGAATTTTTTAATAACGGTTGTTATGCGGAAACCGGACCGTTGCGTTTGCATTGGAATGCGGTAACAGCCGATATGCGGGGGGTTACATTTGAGGTATTTTGCGCCACTATAGCGGCACTGCCTGATGATATTTTTTGGCGCCACAACCAAGCGGGGGATTTACCGCATATTGGGGGCTATATTGATGCGGGCGCAATGCATATGCTAATCGAAGCAAATTTTAGTAAACGAGGGTTTACCTATACTCACCATGATATCGCGCTGGGTGACAATTTGGAATTGATTGAACTAGCCAATATTGCAGGGTTTACCGTCAACCTATCGGCTAACAATTTAGATCATGCGGATGCACTGATGCAAACGGGCTTGCCCGTATGCGTTGTCCTGCCTGTTCTGACCGATGCCAATCTGATGACACCTAACGGCCATAAAGTCGTTATCTGTCCCGCTCAAATTCGCGAGGATGTCTCATGCGCCACATGCCAACTATGCGGCCGTGTGGATCGTAACGTGATTATTGGTTTCATCTCGCATGGTACGGGCGTCAAAAAAGCCGATGCGGTCTCGCGTAAGGTTATCAACATAGCGTCGATCTAATGTTCACTTTAAGCCCATATTGTGGGCTTAGGGGGAATATTCCCAATAAAGGAAACCACATGACAAACCCTGAACTATTGCAAGCCTTGCGCCTTGTACGAGATCCCAACGTCTTACTTGAGTGCTTGAACGCATTGATCGCGAATTTTGATCCAGTTGACCGCATAGGCGATGCTCTACTAGATTGCATCTTGATAACCGACGACTATCTGAACAACGAGCCTAAAAATGTTTAATACCGGCGACATAGTCGCGATGTCTCACAAATGGTTAAAGTCAACGCAAGCCCACGACTACGGGCGCGCGCATGGCCGCATAACATCGGCCGGGCCACAAATAGTTGAGATCCAATGGATCAAGGGCCGGGCGGGATATGGGAAAGCCCATATCTCGAATTTAGTCTTAGTCTCACGTATGCACTTAGAACCGTATTAAGGGAAACGACATGCAAGTAATTAAACACGGCCGTGCCAAATACACGGTAAACGACTCGCGCATCGGGTTTTTATCTGAGATCTTGAAAATTACCGGTAAGCATAAAGCGGTCCGGTCCAAGGGCGGGTTTTCAAGATCATATCCACGTTATGGGGGCCAATGTAGTACTCTAGATTACGTGCGTGAATATCATCGGGCCAACGCTGGCGTTTATACCGCGACAGATAAAAACGGGAAAATATACGGCGACGACTATATGAAGTCGATCGATTCATATTTCATATCATTGTCGGACCATGTGACGGTCCCTCAAGGCGTCGATAGCGTGAAGATCGAATTATGCTAGAACGTACCGCTTACATTACAGGCGACACAATGACGGCCGACCTATTAGACCGTATCGACCAACTAACCGAAGCGCTGGGAAAGTCAGTGGCCGAACATGAGCAGTTAATCACCCTTTACGGCGATTTGCAAAGGGAGCTATGGTTATTGCAGCCGCACTAATCGCAGCGCTGATAGCGTTACTCTTAAACCTTTAAAGCCCCGTGAGGGGCTTTTTTTATGCTTCAACTAATTTACGTAACTCTGATTTGGACGCATGGGCCATGTCGGGCGAACAAAAGACGTGTTTTTTGGTAATCAACTCGCGAGAGGCAATGCGGCCACAGTCGATCCATCCGGCTTCTTTAAGGGCGTGCAGGAGGGCGGCGGGGACAATCCGCACGTTAGGGGGCGCATACAATTGCAAGTCCTCGCAAACAGCGTGAAAAGGCGCTCCAATGACGCCATTCACGAATACCCGGCCACGGGTTGTAATTAAGTTGATCAACCATGATTCAGAGGCGCTGTGGCCGTGCTCAACCATAATCAATTTGGCCTCGGTCATTGGGGGGACAGCCGAGGGGTTGAACGCTGACACATCACGGGTGTGCAGATACTCGGCCACGGCGGCGAAGCCGTTACGGGACTTGTACCATGTCCAGAGGGCCACGGCATCCGATTCGGGCAGCTTGAGCGCATCCGACCACAAGACGAACCAGCGGCGATCCTCTGAGGGCAATGAAATAGCAACACGCTCGTTTGAGAACGCCACCACGAAAACCCGGTTAAGCGCTTGGTAAGGGTGCAGTCCCTTGCGGTTAATGGGCAGCAACTCAGGCGGCGCGGCAATGATAGGCTTGAGGGTATTCTCCAATGCGCGGCGGTCTTTGGCCTCGGCTTGGCGCAACTCGGCAATCTCCATGACTTCGCACTCAAGGGCATAGCCCCACTGAGAGGTCAACTCTTCATTTTTGACCAATGAACAATTATGCTTGGCAGCACCACCAATAGCCCAAAAGAACGGCGCAAACAGGGTGTCTTTGCCTGAACCATGATTGCCGCCCAGCAACACGGCGTGATTGATCTTATGGCCGGGAAACTGCACCTTGTGGGCGAAGACGTTCAAGAGGTGCTCGCGCTCAAAATCGACCGGGATCATGCGCTCAAGGTGGCGCATCCATAGCGAGATATCACCCTTAATGGGTGTTGGCCGGGCATCTTTCCAGCGGTTGCCGTACACCAAGCCGTCACGCGATACGAGCACCGACTCGCCAGCGGCGTAAGTGATGCCGACCAATGACCGGGCGCCTTTGGCTTGGCGGTTCTCGTCGAACGATATGCTCGCCTCGACTTTGCGCTGGGTGTGGATCGACAGGCATTTTATGTGTCTGAACACCGCATTGAATGACTTACGCATTATCTCGCGGCGGTCTTGCATATCAAAATAGCCGTCATCGTCTTGGAGGTACGCAAAACGCTCGTACCAAGACGCCTTTTCAATGCGGCCTAGTTCGCGCTGCTCGACTTGAGCAATCACGGCGGCGGCTTCATCGGGGTAGTTGGGTGTTGGGGCCAGCTTGGACAATGCGCCGTCCATGACAGCGGCCAGCAACTCGTCGCGCAAACCATGCGAATGCTTGGGGCCACCTTGGGAATCAACCCACGTCAGATAGGCGGCGCTGTCCCACTCGGCGCAATGCTCATGCAGGCAACAGTAGGCGCGGTTCAATGGGTTGTAGCGGCCCATCGGGTTACCATCTGAATGGGCCTCATGGTTTGGACAGACCACGCCCCACCAGCCGCTCGAATTGCCCTTTTCCAGCAAATCGCCTTGGGTTGCGACCCACGCCAGCACATCGTCACCGCCGTCATCGGTCAGGCGAATGGATCGGTGGGTAGATGTGTCGGCAGGCAATGGCTTGACACCAAGGGCGGCGCATATCTCGGGCAGGGAAAACTCACGGTCTGGGTGGAAATCTGCCAAATTAGAAGCAAAATTGTTTTTGCCGGGCTTGAGGTTGATTGAACCGGGCAGTCTAAAGTTACGCACCGCATTGATCGCGCCACCATCGGTATAGCCTGCCTCGGCAATGGCGACAATGGCCGCGCTAAAGTCGCCCTTGGTCGGTTGGTCGTCAAGCGCAAAGGTGTAACCGTACTGGTAATTATTGGGTGATGTCTCCATAATCCAAGTCGGGGCGATGGGTGGGACTTTGGCCTTAGTGCCAACGTCATCCAGCACCAGAAAAGCGACACGCTCACAATTGTCAGCACGGGCAGACGGGCGGTTGGCCTCAAACCGATCCAGAATGAAACAACCCGTGTTGGCGTACCAAGCCTGACCAGGCTTCC